AGATAGGTTGGTTATTGTTTAACCGTAACTCACGTCTACGTATCCAATAAAGTGGTAACGAGGTAGAGCCAAGTAAAGCACCAAACGTAATGTATAAGTTTGATGGGTTAAGAGCTTGAGCCGCAGCAGGAGTATATGTACCACCATCTGAAAACCCATATTGAACGTTTGTAGTAGGTTGGTTAGTGTTTGGGTTTGAGTATCCATTAGGTAGTTGCGCTGCACTATACGCTATAATGTTAAAGCTATTAGTACCTAGTTTAAGTGGGTTAATATCTGTGCGAACAAACAACGGGATAGGAATAGACAAGTCAGCAATAGAAGCGTTGTTTCTATTTGTTACTTGAAAGAACCTGTTGCCCTGCCAACGCATAGCCTCTGCCCACCATGCCCAAGTAACGAGTGCAATATCTACTACATGAGAGCCTGGTTGAAGTGCTAAGTTACCAACAGTAAGAACGTTAGTTCCAGCGTTGTAACTTAATGTTGCACTTGGCTGTCTAACCCTGTCAACGCATAGCCTCTGCCCACCATGCCCAAGTAACAAGTGCAATATCTACTACATGAGAGCCTGGTTGAAGTGCTAAGTTACCAACAGTAAGAACGTTAGTTCCAGCGTTGTAACTTAATGTTGCACTTGGCTGTCTAACCCTGTCAACGTATACAAGCATATTAGATGTTGATGCTTGAATGAAACGTTTTAGTGTATCATTGACAGCTACTGATGTAGTGAGCGAACCAACTGTGATAGGTAGTTGTTGTTCAGCAAACTTTAACTGTACTGGTTTATTAACCCCTGTCATCATTAAGAGTCGAGGCTCTACTTCTGACGTTCTAACAAAAGATGGTTTAATAAACTGTGCTGCTGTGTTCCACACATTACTCTTCAACATGATGCGAGTTGAGATGTCGTTAATTATCTCATAGACTTCAATGTTTACCCCATTCTTAAGTACAACGTGGTTATACCCAAGCCCCGTAGTGAATGGCATCATGGAAGCACTTTGCACAGCACCCACAGTTTGAGCTAGTTGCCTAGTACCGTTTCGTTTGTTGATGTTGCCTGAGATATCTACACTGGTGTTAATTAAAAAAGGTGAGTCAGTGTAAGGGCAGTTGATAGGGTTAGCAGTTGTATTCAAACCCCCAAAGTTTGAGCTTTGAATACTGTCTTCTACTTGTCTAGGCTGGTCACGTTCAAACTGTGCGGCTGTTGCTTTAATATCTGGCATCTTTATCTTCTTGGGTAGTTACCGCGTAGGGGTTTGTACATACTTTGTTTACCTGCTACAGTACCTCTTTCTCTCTGCATCATTTGACTAGCCAACTTCATAAACCTAGCGTCTTCTACCTGTGCAGTTCCAGCATCACCCAAATGTCTGAGTAGCACTAGAGATGTTGCTTTAGCAATGACAATAAAAAGAAAACGTTCAGGAAAAGGAAAGAAGTCAGTAGGGTTAGACGGAGGCACAATGCTAGTTGAAACATCAAACAGTATTTGACTCTGACCGATAGAACCCGTTGGGTATGGGTTAAACCTGACCTTGTTAAAGTCAGTTAGCATATAGTCTCTCCAACTGTATAGCATGGTATCATCAGCAGCAAACAGAGGACGAGTATTAAACATATCAGAAGGAAGAAACCGCAACGGTCTAAAACCAGTTGCAGTATCTCCTGAGACTACGTTGTGTACCGCTTGAATGTTATCTCCTAAGTAAGCAACTTCATTAGTCCATGACTGCGCTGGTAGAAACAACTTAAGAAAAGTCCACTCGTTCATAAGTGAAACTTCGTAACAAGCTGATACCAGGCAGTCATATACTAACTTACCTAAAGGAGTTGTGAGAGAGGTAACTTGCCTCTCTCCAACATTCTCCATCACTCTATTAACTACCGCGAGTAGGTTGGATGTCGTGGTAGGCATAGCGTTTAGGTTAAGGTGTTGATGGAGTGAATAAGTACAGCATGGTCTGAACGGAACAAACGAGTACCGTAAAGCTGAGTCATAATAACAACGTCAGCTTGATAGATGGGTTCTCGACCAGACTCTAGCGCTGGCTCTTGTTGAATACCCAATACTGCCCAGTCCATGTGGCATAGAATGGAAGTAACGATAGGTCGGTTGTCACCAGTGAAGTTCGTTGGTAACGAGGTGAAAGTATCCTGCTTAGGAATATACGGAGAACCGTTCACACCAGGAGTAGGTGCAGCAGTGTTGCCTGTACCGTTGACATAACCCGTTACGGAGTTAGTACCAACTTGAGAGGTCATCACTACAGGGATACCAAACAGTGAACCAACCAAACCATTTTGAACAGGGCGACCATCAACGAACTGCACGTTCGTGAACTGGTTGATGTTCAAGAGTTGAGCGTACTGTCCAGGAGACACAACAAACACGCGGTCTTCGGGCGGAACATCAGCTGCATCAAGGATAAGCTTGGCAGTCAAGAAAGATGCAAACGCCATGGGGTTACCTGCCCCGTTACCCGTAACAAGTCCATTAGAGGAGTTGAAGATAACCTGCGAGGCAAACGCATTAACTGCTGCGCGTAGTGATAGGACAGAGTTGTCAATGTCACGAGCGATAGCGTAGCCAGCTTCTCGTGTGTACTCACTGCGTAGAGCGTAAGCAGCTTGGGTCGTTACGATATCTTCTATCATGAAAGACGACTCTTTGTAGGTGTCGATATCACAGTAGAACTCAGACTCCGTTCGAGCTTGCATCGTCACAGGACGCTCTGGGAGTTTATCGTAGACGGCTGCTCGTGAGATGTTCGGAATGTGCAAGCGGTCGCCCTTCTTACCTGCGAAGGGGAGTTTCTTAGTGTACTCGGATGTGATGAGTTTTGCATCACGGAAGCGCTTAACCTCTGCACTCCATAGGTCAGGGATAAATACGTCAGCACGTTGCGCTGTATACGCATCTCCCACAAACTCAATACCTGGTAAAGCCATTAGCTGTTATCCTATCTCTTAATAAGTGTTTACTTGTGTTAGCCTGTTACTCGACCTGTAGCGTATAGCTGAAGTATCTGTGCTTCATTAGCTTTCCACTCTTCAGGACTGAGAGCGGCTAACTGTTGCTTTGTAACTGTCTTTGCCCCGGTTGAACCGCTGGGCGATGTTGAACGGTCGAGAGTGGGAGTCTTGACGTTCGCATTTTGTCCCTGTTGCTCCATCTGTATTTTAGCCCAGATGAGTTGAGCACCTTCAGTGTTATCAAGTCTGCCTTGCAGGTCTTTAGGGTATTTGTTGAACCGCTCTGTTACTTGCTTCAGACGTTGAGATACTTCATCGTCGGTAACGTTCCAGGCTTTCTTCAAAGAACCTAGTTGCTCTTGTACACCTTGTTGTGCTCTGTACTCTGCGAGTTGCTGAAACTGTTGAGCCGCCGCTTGGGGTGGGATACCAAACACCTTCTCAAACTGTTTAGCAAACTTAACGCTTTCTTCATCAGATAGTTCTTGTACAGGTGTCTCAGCGACTTGCGCTTGAGCATCTGCCGTTTGTAGTGGTAAGTCTAAAAAGCTTAGGTCTACTGGGTCTGCACCTGTTTCAATGGTTTGCGTAGAGGGCATTGCGTTTGCAACTTCTACAGCAGACTGTGACGGTTGCTGCCCAGTGGGTAATGTCTCGCTAACTACTGTAGCGTTACGACCTCTATAGATGTAGTCAGCGGGTGCTGACTTATTTACTGGAGATGTCTCCATTCCTGGCTGTGTGTTTTGCATTACTGTTGTGTAGGTGGCTGTTGTGGTTGTCCTGTTGGCGAAGCTAGTTGCTGCATCATCTGAGGTAACTGTCCACTACCCTTCATAGCTTGGTAGGCAGATAGGAGGGGTTTTCCTCCAATGCTGTGCAACTTGTCCTGGACAGCGTTATCTGCGGCTTGAAGCCCTTCGGGGGAGTTTGGGTCGAGGTTCCCGCTTCCCCCGGTCGGTGGGGCTTGTTGGGGTTGCTGAGGGTCGGGCTGTTTATTTGGGTCGGTAGCTGCGGCTGGAGGTTGGGCGGGTACGTCATTGTTAATATATGAGTCAGGGTCATCAAAGCCCATGTGGTGAACGATGTCGTGTAAGAGGTTGCCCCAGTTAAGTTGCTGTGCCATCTGAGGTACTTGAGAGACAGCTTGAATAAAGTCTAAGCGCTGTTGAAGATACTTAGCTTGGTCTGTCACATAGTCAGCACCTACTGGTTTTAGTTTGTAGTCATAAGCAAAAGCAATAGATGGGTCTATCTGATAGTATCGATACTCACCCGCTGCATCACCGCTTACTCTTATAACTTCTGGTTCCTTAACAAACTGTCTCATCATATTAAAGACACCCAGGAGGATAGGGTATAAACTTGAGTCCTCTATGTGTCTGTGAATGTTTGACAGTCTATTACCACCAGCATCTCTAACCGCTTGTATCTCGGTTGCTGTTACTCGCTCACCACTCCGCCCTTGTCCGGCTCCTATCATAGCACCAGTAGCAAAGTTTTTATCGATGATAGTCTCTAAGACACTTACTTCTTGATACGTTACTTTCCATTCCAACTGACTTGCAGCTAGAGGTTGGATATCCGTATGGTCTAAAACAGAATAGACCTTGCCAGGTTCAGAACGAACATCTTCAGGTTGTATGATACCGTCTTGCTTGACAGTCCACATACTATCGATACTCAACTCTTGGTTATCCAAACGTTGGTTGGTAATAATATTGAGTTCATGTAATAGACCTGCGTTAGGTGTGATAGCACCCATTCCATACGCTTGTCTAATGTTGGTATAAGTGCCCCATACAAAAGGCTTGCCACCCCAGTAAGGGTTAGGCTCAAACACGAGTAGAGCATCACCGCAAAGCGTAACGACTACATCGTGGTATGTAGTACCATCGTCTAGGATAACGTCACCCCAGTATTCGATGAGTTCTACAATGTCATCCATATTATACTCAATGCGAGTATTGATACCGTTGAATGATGTTAGCGTTTTAATGTTGTTGCCGCTTTGACTGAATGCTTCTACGTTGCAGATGTCTACTGAGTCAGCATAGTCCTTAGAGTAAACTCCGCTTTGCATTAACCCAATAACTTCCGCTCTCGACTTTACCATGCGTCGAATGAAACCACCCTGGTTCACATCCTTTGCGTTAGGTTCAATAAAACAGTCAAACACATCAAGGACTTCAAAGTCTGGTCTGTTCAATACAGTTCGTACTTCTTCCTCTACACCCCATTCCCAAGTAGTCCCCATCTCCATCCCGGTGATGTCAATAAGGGGTCGTCTAACCTTTACGTTCTTTTTATAAGGTATAGCCTCATAACGCCAAGGTAACGCGATACATGAGTTTCCAGTAATAATAAGCTGACGTAGAAAGTCTTCATAGTGACCCTTAAAGTGAGACTCATACATCTTCTCAGTCATGTACTTTTTGACTACCTTTGATAGGTCAGCATACCCAGGTTGGGTAGGTTCCATATTAAAGAAGTCTCGGTTAGGGAACGTAGCTGACATAAGATAAGCGTGAATGGTTTCAACGCTCTCATATGCTTTGCCAGTGTTGATGCGATGTCTCCAGTCAGCATTGACATCACCTACCGTACTAAGTACCTGTGACCGTTGGTAAGATACAGCGCGAGGGCTACCCATATAGAGTGCCCACGCTTCTAGCCACATTACTTCTATTTCTCGTCTCGCACGTTCGTATCTATTCTTCTCGGCGTGTACAAAACCAACTACTCCGTTGTCTGCGTTAATGATGGCAGTAATACCATTAGCAGGGAGTGTCTTCATAAAGTCAGG